CAAGACGTCTTGCTGTACCTTTTGAATTAGGATCGTTTTCACGATCGATTAGCAATCGATCAAGTACTAGTTCAAATGCTTCGGTTGCTTCGTCAATTAGTTTTTCTTTGTCACCTTCGTGCAAGTAGTCGCTAATATTATCCCCAGCCCAGAAACGTTTCTTATCGCGTTTCATCTTAAAGCGAAGATGATCGCCTAGGTACGCTTCTTCATATCCGCCATCGCCAGCCATAGCATCTATGGCTGTTTCTTTTTTGATATAAACGGGTTTGCCTAAAGGCTCGTATTTGTCTTCTTTGAACGGTCTATCAATGACTGTATTGAGTACTGGGTCTGGTTTAAATTCTTTATTCAATTAAAAATCTCCGATGTTAAGGCAGAGGATTGCCGTGTATACTTTAAGTATACAGTATTATTTAGGTTTTTGCAAGTTTTCTTTAATATTATCTGCTCGAAGTTTACGACAGCCTTCTCTAACTTCGATTGGATAATCTGGACTAATTTCTGCTATACTACAATCATAACGTACAACCAAGTGTGGATGTTGATAGTTCCATAAGATGGCAAATATAAATCCTATTACGGCTAATATAAAAACAGCATAAGCATCTAAATTCGATCGCTGAGTAGTATCTTGCATAGGTCTGCATCCTTTTTTGATTTAAAATAAAAATCCATTTGATTTTCACTGGGATGACTAGTAAATCGATCACCCGGTAATCCAAATACTTCTAATACATCAGCACAGGCTTCATTCCACCAATAGTGATCCTGTCCCTTCCATGGGATGGATATAGCGTGTATGTAACCATCATTTCTTGCTGGAATTCGACTGTCCATGTTTTGATGTTTTTTTAAAGATTTCATTTAAGACGGTTTTCTAAATTTCTTAATTCATCTTCTAAATATTCTTTATACTCAATTAGAATATCTACTTTCCTAACAGAGTTACCTTCTGCTTGAAAACTTTTAAGATCTTCTTTGACCTTTTCAATCTTTTCTTTTAGTTGTTCAACAGTTAATCCTAATGGGTCGTTCATTTCGAATCCCTTCGATTTAGACCAAATCGCAATCCAGTAATACTTCCTAGCAATAGGAAATACGCACACCATGTTTCTAAGGTGTAGGGAATCCGCAGTACTGGAAATAGAGTGTTTAAACTCCATATACCTACAATAGGACCAAATCCTATAGCAATTACAATTAAGGTAATTCCTAAAATAAGTTTAATCACGGCCGATGTCATAACCAAAAATCCTCCCAAGGATAAACAAGCCAACAATCTTCTTCTGCCTTGTTAACTTCCCATACAGTATAATCAACGATTTCTTTACTTGCTAGATTATTTGTAAGGGTAGCAAATCTTACATTATACCCCCAAACATAATCCCATCGTGCATCGTTTGGCAAACAAATACTTTGCCAATCTTTTTTAATCCATGCAATGGTATTGCCTTCGTCGTTGATATCGTCTACTACAAGAATGTTTTTGCATAAAGGTTCGCCGACTTCTTTGGCGGCATTAAAACCATAAGCATCTTCAGCCATTCCGCAGTTACTAACACAGTCACCGCCATCTCGCAAGCTCACATCTAGTGATTTCATTGGAACGTCTAAGTATTGGCTTAATAGTACAGCAGGTACTAGTCCGCCACGTGTGATACCTACAATATAGTCAGGACGCCAGTCGCTGTTATTAATTTGCCTAGCGATGTCTAAACAAGCACCTTCAACTTGTTGCCAAGTATAGTATACTTTTTTCATGCAGTTAGTCCGTCAGCAAGTGCTTGACATTCTTCTTTAGTCATAAAGAAGTTATAGACTTGTGAGTCAACAACATCGCCGTCTTTTAGACTTTCTTGAACCATGTCAATACTAAACAAGCCTTTAGGCATTAGTACTTCGTGCTTCTTTAGTGTTAGGCGAAAGCCTTCATGTTCTTTGATAACCACTTCTTTGTAGCTATCTCTAACTGATTCATGTAGTTGTGTCATTGTCGTTTCCTTTTGTGTTTTTACTAACGGTTACCATTGCAGGGCGTAATACTCTATCTGAGATTAAATAGCCCCTTTGTAGCACAGCAACAACTGTATTTTCAGGTTGCTCTGATTCAACAGTTGCAATCGCTTGATGAGTTTTCGGGTCAAACAGTTCACCAACTGCTGGATTTACTTCGATCATCTTTCCTTTTTCAAAGGCTGAAAGCAGTTGTTTTAACGTAATCTCTAATCCGTCTTTTAGAGATTTTGCGTCATCGGTTTCGATAGCTAGTGCCGCATATAGACTGTCTGTTACTGGAACTAAATGTTCTGCAAATGCTTCGATGGCAAATTTACGTGCCTTGACAGTATCCTCAACGCCACGCTTTCTTACATTTTCTGTTTCTGCTACAGCTCTTAGGTATTGATCTTTAACCTTGGCTAGTTCAGCTTGTGTTTCTTCTAACAAGTTAGTTGTTGATTCGTCAGAAGAAACTTCATTAATGTCTTTATCTAAATCAAGATCCATTATTTGTCTTCTCCTTTAATTGCTTCAAATGTTCTATACTTACCCAAGGCATTGATGTAGTCATCATATAACTTCTTTAGCTTTGGATGCTTTTTTTCAAGTATAACATCTCTCTCGGGAATTTGCAAGACTGTTTCGATTGTCTTTAACCGTTCTTCTAAATCACGTCCATTGATAACTATGTTACCTTTGACTTCTATAGTGGGCGGATTAGTTTGGTTAATCTTCATCACACTATCATATGGGGTAGCGGTTGTTCCAGTAGTCCAGGTCATACCATTTGAACCGTTGGCTGTTAAAAACTGTCCGCTAGTGGTATTAGTAGTATAAACTTGTCCGCTCAACTGTGGAGGCACTGCTCCGTAGCCCGAACTAACTGCGTTGTTTGCGCTGTTCAAAATAGTCGCCATTTTCTATCCATTTATTTTTAACGAGAAAGCCCCATTCTCTTTTCTGAGGACCGGGCATAAACAATGACCAAGCAGTGATGTCTGGATCGAGTTCGATTCGATGGTAGCTGGTAGCACCACAGATTCTAAAATGCCCCGGACCACGCCACTTGGCGATTTCTCCACATTTTAATCCTTCACTGTTAAACTGAGGAATCCATTCCCAGTAACCGCCTTTAAGGATTAGTGTAGCATAAGGCCATGGGTGATCATGTACATCATCTGGATCTGATTTAAGAAATTTATGTAGAAATACATTAAATGGGAAAAGTTTTCTATCTGTTAAAAATAGATAGTACCTTTCTAAATATGGAGCAGAACTTTCACGATCGAGAATGATTCGTTTTCGACCTCGCCGATCTAACCAATTAAGGAAGTTTTCTATCATTTTCCGGAGTATCATAATCATCCTTTACAAGCCTATATGTTGTTCTAAATTTTTCAAATGCTATTTTTAATGCGGGATATATTTCGCACATTTTTTCAATTCTATCCCAATCGGGAAATTTTGTTAAAAATGTTTGATCGTTACCGCCCCAGATATCACTAATTCCTGTAAAGGTATAGGAAGTGGCAGTTGTAGAGCCAACAGTAGTGGTATAACCGCTCCCGCTAGTATTAAGAGTAATAGTGGGACAACTTCCGCCGTAGCCGCTTGAACTAATACTAATGCCAGTCGCACCAGTATAACACAATGACGAAATATCTGCAGATGTAAGTGCAGGTATTGGCGACAATGTTATAGTATCAACCCCTGAGCTGGTCAAGCAATCCAACTGCGGAAAAGTAATTTTCTCGCAAGAATTCCAATTGTTTGTGGACATAGTGTACCCTTGTTGAATAAAATTCCATATGGTCGATGATTGTTTTACAAACTTCCTGGCGGTGCTTGGTATATGATTCGAAACTTTCAGTCCATTCGCTAGGATATTTAAAATGATCAAGCGCCATTTCACTGTAGCTTAATCTATCAGGAACCATAGGAATAGCATCGACAATACATCCTTCGTACCAACTAATGCCTAGTGTTTCTTGTAGGTTAGCACTAAACACTAGTTTAGCCTCGCCTAATAGATTATGATATTCGTTTTTTGTTAGCTGTTGATCCTGACAGACTACAAATTCATATTGCGGCAAGTGTTCTTTTAGATCACGGAAAATTTCCACTTGCTTTTCTGGAGCGATACGATGCGGGAACAAAATAAGATCACGCTTGGGCATATTTTTATATGCCAATAGTGTGTCTTCCATATATTCCATGGGCCAACCTGTGCGTACATACTTGCCCGACGCTAGCATATCTGTTTTATCTTCTTCTTCCCACGGGTTTTCAACCATGCCATCATTTAGTAAATTATGATGGAACATGTTGATATGGAAATTAGTAGCAAAATAATTATGATCAAAACAAGCAAAGAAACTTTTCTCTGCATGTCTAACCCAAGGCTTATCACCAATAAGACGACCTAGGAAATCTTGAGGATCGTATGATCCAGCATGCCAAAGCCCGTGTGTAGTTACAGGAATCTGTAACAGTTCACTCATATACTTTAAGTTGATGATACCAGGGTGCCAAGCATCAGTAAAAATAAAGTGATCGCCGGGATGAACGGTTCCGTTACAAAATAAACGGCCCATTTGCTCCACTTGACTAGCCTTGTATATATTGGTGCCACCAAAATTAAGAAAAGCACCAGGAGTAGTGGCTGTAGGAATATCCGTAGGGCCAGAGATAGTTTGAACATTGTGTCCTGCCTTTCTAAGTAGATGTGGTACATGGGTCTTCCATTGACCTGTGTACCTGGTTTCTACAGCTTCAAGATCTACAATAAAAACGGTCATTGATATGATGGTTTGTTATTGTATCTAGGGTTTTTACCCAAGTAAGGCTTACGTTCACCTGTAAAAGGTTTCTTGCCTCGTCTTGATTTATCGAAGTTTCTCCACTGCCAGCTTTCTCTGTTGTAGAGATCGGCTTCGTTAAACTGAGCCATTTCAAAACGACACCAGTCGCGGAATGCGTCTAGGTCATCAAAGATTTTTACAATCTCGGGACGATTTTCAAAGTAACTGTAATCGTTGTAGTTCTTAGCCATTATAGCCTCTTATTAGTATTTGATTAATGAACCATTTTCTCCGTCTTCGGAGACCTCAATCCAAACCTCACGGTCTGGATACTTCTTGCTAATGACGTCATATAAGTCATCTGACATCATTTCGCAACTTTTGTGATCAAGGCTCAGAATGGAACCTTGACCATCATACAGCGATAGGAGCCATCGTTTGAACTGGATGAACTCGATGTCCCTATCATTGTGTGACACACCGATCCACACCCTGAAATGAAAGATGTGGCGATGAGGATAACCCAAAAACGATACGTCATATTCGTCTCCTGTTGCTAGTGCCGGATCTGTAAGAGCCGCAGGGTATTTATGAATACCTTCCTTTTGAAAGGTAACCCATATCATTTTAAGTGGTCGAATGTCTTGTTTAATAATCATAATAGTTTAGGAAAAAATTTCATTAAAATTGTTGTTGGCTACTCGTTTTTTAGACGATACATTAGAACAGAGTCCCCATGTCTTAATAACTTGCCTTCTCAAGTAAGCATAAGAATTAACTTCCGAAGGAATTTGTAAAGGACACTCTCCGCTATTACAAGCAAAATATGGTCCGTCTAAATTTACTTTCTTAACGTGCAGTTTATCAGTTTCTATAATTCTATGTAACTCTGACAGTATAACATCTTCTGACATTTTAAAAATCTCAGTTTGTCCACTTATTTGATTAATATGAGTTCCTGATAGTGTATAGTATTGTTTTTTAAATTTTGCTTCTAAAAAATCTATATGAATAGGATCGCCTAAAAATATATGATTTAAATAAAACTTTTTAGAACAATTTTTTTGTCGACTACGTACAGCCGAGTATGGAGTCATTGCTTTACCGAGTTTTTTCCAATCAGGATTACCTGATAAGTCATTATGCAAATACAAAATAAAACTTTTACTCATAATATAATTTCGTCGTTGCCGTATTCGTCCCAATTGGTAAAATACTTGCGTTGAGTTAAGGCAGGTAATGGAATACACCATACACCTGGGTTGGTAGCTTCAAAGCCTTTATCGTCAATTTTGATTGTAGCATTGTAGCCAAGTTGATTTAGATAAGGCAATTTTACACTTATCTGGGGGATAAATCTACGGAATTCGACTAACGTAGATTCAAGTAAGCCTTCTGCCTGGGCCACATCTATATCTAGTGTACACCAAAAGCCTGCTTCTAAACATTCTTGAATCATTTCTTCCCAAGGACGCCAACCGCTTGCGTCATTAATTTCTAATTTAGGAAAACTTTGATTAGCACCAAAATATAGATGTTTAATCCGTTTGCTCTCATCAAGCAACGCTTGGGTATCATTTGCAATATGTAGGATAGTTGCTGAATCATGAACACCTACTACAAATAGGGTTTTCATACCAAATGCAGGAGTACGTTCAATTTCACGCCCAACAAAGAATGTAATACCTTCTTGAACTCCGTCTTTGTAATCACGCTTCATTTTTCTTTTCTTCCCATACTTTAAACATTCTAGTTACTTCTTCCATACGTTCGGCAAATACATGCGGACTAGTTTCTGCGGCTTGTTGCATGTCCCACGGACTAGGATAATGACGGAGAATACCGCGAGCACGTTGACGTACATCTTTAGGAATACGTTTAATAATATTCGAATCGCTTAGGGCAATTAAAAATTCTTGCGCCTGCACTACAGCACGATATCTTTCATCAGGTAATGTCATGTTTTACTTCTTCTTCAAGAGCATCAAGTTTATTAATTTCATCATCAGTGAATTCTTCACTGTGCGTTGATTGTACAGGAGTAGTATCCACTTCGTCAAATAAACTGGCAAACATTGTACTTGAGTTAACCGTTTTCTTACCAGTAGCACCTCGAGTACCGATAATGCTCATCCAGAATCGGCTGTACTCTTCGACAACGGCATCTGCAATAGCTCGATCACTGGTAGCAAAAATTGCTTCAACAATGTCTTTGAAGAACAATCGATCAAATCTTTCTTCAACTAGCATGTTTGGACATTTACCAGCATCATATTGACGATTGGCTTCTTGTACAGCATTGACGTGCATCCAAACATTATGACCCATCATGATAGCATAGGTAAACGAATCCCAACTTGTACGACCTACCTTGCCAATCTTATTTTGATCTGGCATAACAGACCAATGTGCTGGATTATATGGATCTGGATCTGCAATGCCTGGCAATGCTGTACCGGCACCGTAGATACAAATTTCTTTCATGGTAACTTGATCAATAATTGGACTTGATTCAAAATTACTAAAAATTTTATCTTGTACTACAGCGTCTTTAAAGAGTCTTGTGTCTGTTGCGTATTTCTTGTCGTCTGCAGAAGCCTGCATACGGTAGACCCACTTTTGTCTGTCGTCGGTTTCTGTTTGTATGTAGATTTGTCCATTCGCCGTTGCGAGGAAGGGACTTGCGCAATCAAAAGAGATGGTAAATTGTTCATTATGATATTTCCTTACAGCTCGTTGTATGTCAGTTAATAACACAGCCCACTCTAACTTAGAGGTGCCTAAGAAGTGCATCCAGTCCTGATGTCCTTTTTCGAGAAGACCATCAAATCTCAATGACACTAATCTCTTTAGTACAAGATGGATATCACACATGTTCTGTCCACCCATACCCCAACCATTAAATGCACGATCACCGTATTGTTTTGGGTCACAATACTTTTTCATACGTTGATACCAATCTTCAGCATCAGTGTGATTTTCGCCTTGGAGAACGTTTAAAAACTTACAGTTACCGTTACGATTATTAACGAAGTAATCATTATTGATATATGTGCCTTGCACAGCTTCGGCATATGAACTAATTTTAGTAGCCGCAACACCACTTGGACTACGAGCTACCCACGCTGGAATATCAAGGCCCATGCCGTAATCCATAAGCGTGTCCATCCAAGTAAGAACCTGTTTACGTTTCTTCATAGCTTGCGGACAATTAGGATCTTTCCAATCAGCAGGCCAAACACCTTTACCGATCTGGAATCCACCTGAATCACCTAGCACCCAACTTGTTCCTCTATTTCGATTGCGGAACATGTCTTCACTTTCGTCTTGCTTGTTCAAATCTAAGTTAGCATGACCTGCAGAGTATAAGCAATGATCATAATAGAACATGCCCTTGTCTGGATCTAGATAATTTAAACCTTCAACGCCGTTGTAGAAACTTGCAGGAATACGTGCAGGATCAACATAGTTACTGTAACGCTGTTTGCCTATGAACGTACTGTAAAAACCAGATGTGGCAGGCAAAAAGTATGCGTAGTCGTTTTGTGTTGCTGTTAAATTTTTATTCAATTTTGCCCCATTTAATTTTAAGCCAAATTCGTTCATGTATGTAATAATCGATACTTAAAAGAATATGTAGTACTGTAGCAAATCCAGTAGCACTACCTAAATCAGCAGTAAACAAATATGTCCAAAGAATAGTAAATACCCATGCCGTTAGGCGATAGGTGATCATTCTTACTACAGTTCTTTTATGTGTTTCCATTACTTGCTCTGTGCTGGTAAAATATAATCGTATACAGTAAGACCGCTGTCAACAGTGATGTTTAATGCTCCTGCATCTGCAATACGCATGGTAATGTCACCTGGCAAGTTTAAAATGCTTTGCACTTGGTTAACAGGCCATGACCAAGATTGTTTTAGTTTACCTGAAATACCGCTTTGGAATGTAAATGATCCTGCGTGTGTACTTGCATCACCAAAACTAAACACTAGATCAGAACCATCTGTGCTGACTTGGAATGTGGTTTCTTCTGTATGTGCCGCGGCTTGGAATTTTAAACGCTGGATACTTGCTACAGCTGGGGTAAATTCAATATCCCACTTTGCGCCTTTGAATTTAACAGCCTTTAATTTTTCATTAATAATTTCGCTATTCATAAAACGATAGTCGTTTTCAAAGTCGCCAGCGGAATTTTGGAAATGTAATCCTGTAGGAATAGTTTCTCCGTTGCGTTCAGCAGTAACCACGCTGATCTTTGCGTTCTCTTTATATTCTGGACACTTTAAATGCAGGTCTAGTTTATTTAGGTTTGGCATACCAAATACACCTTCAAAATTATCTACTGGTGTGTGTGTTTTTGCATTAAGGATAACTGAGCGATCTTCAGCCATTGACTCAATTGCAGTTTCTTTATCAGTAGCACTTACTTTAACCAATGGCAAAAAGCCGAGGCTGTGTGTATGTGATACTAGGTCTTGTAAAAAGTCTTTCATAAGGTTCTCCATGTTTATTGATTATACTTTAGTTTTGTTGATTGTCAACATCTTTTCTCACCGTTTTATTGTAATCAATCGCTGAATCCAATACAGTAATAGGTTTATTTAGGCCATAGGCATATTTTCTAAATGCTTTTGTATCCTTTGGAAAGCATGCACCACCAAATCCTCGTTCACCATCCGGCCCGGGAACTAACATATGACTATTACCAATTCGTGTATCGTGTGTCAGTACTTGCCTAATCAGCCTGTAGTCACATCCATTGGCTTGACACATGTCATATATTTGATTAAAAAATGCAACTTTGGTTGCTAGGAATGAATTAGCAGTATATTTTATCATACTAGCTTCAGCCATTGAGCAATTAAAATAGATATTACATTTAGTTAATACTGTAGAAAACAGATCTTGCCAAAATCCTTCAGGATCCTCTCCACCGATTACCATGTGTTTCTGGTTGGCAAAGTCTTCGTCAGCAGATACTTGTCTTAAAAATTCAGGACTGTAGCAAATACTGTGATCTTTATAGATAGTTTCCAATGCTTCTATAACTGGAGGAGTCATAGTACTCTTGATCAGCACGGGAATATGTATAGGCACTTGATCTAGTACATTACAAATTTGTGTAGAATCGCAAACACCACTGGGTAAACTAGGTGTTCCAACACAGATAATAATGCCATCAGCTAGTGGGAAGTGCTGTATTTCGGCACTAGTATACTTTGGATCTACTATATGTATATTGTGTTTTGATTTCAGTGTATTGGCTACTGCTTTGCCTACAAAGCCATAGCCTGCAATAATTATATTCATATTAAAACTCAAATAAACTGTTAAAGGTATTTTTTTCTTCTGTACTAGTAATGTCCCATTTCAGTACGCCGATTAGGTTATCTAACTTGTTATCGATGATAGTCTGTTCCATTTCAGCATGATCAAAAGGTAAGTCCTTAAACCACTGTGGTAAACGTAGTTCGTCTACTGGATATGCGACACTGGTAAAGCCTAACGGATTAGGTTTGAGTTTACACACAATGACTTTAGCACCGTCTGTGATATTCATAGAATACTTGTCGCCATACATGCGCTTGAGTGTGTTCCAGTTAATACTAGCACGTACATGCCCTGGCATATTTGTTTTGCCTTGTTTCTTTTCTTTGGCTTCGTATTCTGTAATGTTATTGGCACGTTTAGGCGAACCTTTTTCCCAACCTGGACGAGCTTTGAACTTGATACGGAATTCACTAATCATATCTAAGACTTCTTGCTCTTGCTTGCCCATTAGAACCATTTCAAGGACATCACTTAAAAAGTTTTGAATGAATTCTGGAGTATCACTACGCTTCAGATCCAAGCCCATGGCCTTGATCTTACCAGACTTGCCCTCGATGTCGGTACGCTTGCCTTCTTTATCATAGTAAAGAACAGCATAACGTTTCTTAGTAATAAACAAACTCTTACTGCCGACAATCTCACGTCCTGCTTTGATAACTTCACCGCGTGATTTAGGCACATGGAATGTGTCTAACATAAACTGCGGGAATGTTTGATTTACTTCCTCGCCAATTTGATCATACAGTTGTATAACAGTTTCTTTAGTCCAGGGGATAGTACCGTTGTCGATTTCTTTTCTTAGTGTTTTGTAAGCTGAAAAATAACATGAGTCTGTATCACCGTAGATAACCGCTTTACCTATATGATCGTATTCTCCAGTAATGATCTCATTAACTTTGGAAGCCATGTGCTTGGCAATCTGACGCCCAGTAAGAGTTGTAGATTGGCCGATGCGCTTATCAAAAAAGCGACAGCCGCTATTAAGAATGGCACCATAGAGTGAATTAAGGTTAATCTTCTTGACCAATTGTCGTTTATCCCAATACTCTTCTTCAATTTTGTTACCAGCATTGATAGCCTCCTTTAGTTTGGCCTGCATCTCTTTACGTTCTGCATACCAACGTTTTAGTAGCCCCGGAATAATACCTTCATTTTCATGACTAAAGATAGTACCATTTGCTGAAAGCATCCAAGGCTGATTGCTTTCGAATATTAGTCTATATACTTCTGCGGCACTTAGTACATCGCTATCGCCATTCTCCCAGTCGATAGTAATGTCAGTGCCAATCTCTTGATTCATAACAGCTTCATATTCGTCGGTACCAAACTTACCTTCCCATGCCGCCGCAAATGATTTACCTTTGGCCATGAGATTTTCGATATACTCATCTGTTTTAGTTGGGCGTAGTTGTCCTACAATAGTTTCCGGACCCATATTCAGCGCACGAATCGCCGACGGATACAGACTGTTAATATCTAATGATCCAACCCAATCTTGTAATCCTTCTTTAGGATAAGCAACATACGCACCAGCGGCCGCAGTATCCTCTCGCTCATCCATCTTAGTACGATTGGGTACAACAAATCCTCTACGATGGGCTTCGTTAATAATGGCCTGTTCGGTTACAGCCACGGCACCCATTGTTGTTTGTAGTAGTACAGTACATTCATGCGCTAGGGTATTGGCAAGATCTAAGAATTTAAGTTTTTTATCTAGATCATCCAACAGTTGACAGTCATTGATGTTGTATTCAACAAATGTACGGAAGTCATTGTTGTACAGTTGATCTAGTGTGCCTTCGTATTGTGTTTTACGCTGACCTAATTCATATTCAGCAATAGCATCCAGTCGATAACTATGACGTTCTTCATAGGTATACTTGCGATATAGTTCTAGACTATCTAAATGCACACGACCGATAAAGTCATAGGTTACTGACTGTCGTCCAAATTTTTCATATTCTCTGCGTTTAGGAAATTGGTTGAACAAACAAAAACGTCTAGTATCTTCTTTGCTAAGTGTCTTGGTAACACGATTGACAGTATAAGGGATATCAAAGCCCTCACTGTTCCAGCCAGTTAAGATATCTGCATCTTTGATTAGATCTAAAAATACATCTAACATTTCTGCTTCAGATTCATATAACATTACATTACTAAAATCTTTAACAGCTTCTTTGGCCTGTTCCATAGTTAACGTCTTTGGAGGAATAGCCAAACAGATCATAGTATCTAGCCACTGTAGTTTAACTGCAATGGCAGTAATTGGCATGAACGCATCATCCGGGCTTGCATAGCCACGTTCTGGGTCGAAGTCGACCTCAATATCGAAAAATGCTACATTTAGTTTCGGAGCATCTTGATTTAAGTAATGTTCACTTAAGGTTACAAATATGGGATTGATATCACTTTCGTAAAGTTGACGACCGCTGTTGATGGCCATTTCTTTACGCAGTTCTTTTGTGTTTTTACATACAATACGGCTTACGGGATCACCGTAGATTGATTGATGTTTGCCCTTGGGGTCTTTGACGTAAAACGTGTGCTTGACAGGAATGTCACGGAACTCACGTTCACCTTTTTTATTGCGTTCGACAATCTTGATGATATCATTATCACGGTCGAACCATGCGTCTACATAACTCATTTTTTCTCCTATGCAATTTCTGGCTTGCAAATACCTCTATGATCACTTGTGGCTGATCAAACCTTAACGTATTATTTAGTAGCCTTTGAATACAGTAGGCCACCAAGCTGGATCATTCGGCCACCACCAATCTTGACTAATAGTCGGCTGATTTATGTTCTTCCAAAATACATCTAAACTATTATAATGTTTTTCTCTGAATTTTTCAAGACTTTCGCACCATAATTTTTGCTCAATGGGCGGATCTCCAAGTCCTAATTTTGGTCTTAAGTACGTATTAAGCCAGGTTACATTATGTTCTGGGCTTGGATGCATTTCTCGAGTTTTAGCGAATCTTTTAAAATCAAAAAATTCTTGGAATGGGATATTTGATTCCTGTGCATGTAACGCTAATGGTTTAAGCCACTTGTCTGATCTATCATCCCAGATGGCCTTAAGATAAGGTTTATATTCTGGAATATTTTCTTCAATTGACAACTGTCTTACTTCGTCTGGCGGTTTTTCTAAACTACCGTTGATGTCGTCTAAATCAGTTGATAGTTTCTGCCAATCACCGATGCTGGTCATATACCAAGTGCAACCTGTATTCTCTAAAAGATTTTGGGTTAGCAAAATGTGGTTAAGACAATGCATGACATAAGATGGTTCGTAAAAGAACTGTCGTTGCCATTTAGCATTATAGGATCCTCTGTTTATTTGACTAAAAATACTACCACCGGTTTTCCAATTAAGTGTATTGTTAGTACCTTCAGGAGTCCAGTCTGGATTATGATAGTCGTGTCGTAAATGAGTAGTCCACTGTACTATGACAATGTCATCAGGGGTAAATTTATTATAGGCGTGACATTCTGCCACACGTTCTGCAATAGCCCGACAACCTATGCCAGGCATCCCCCAATTTTCAACATAATCAAAATCAAGATTTAATAGATCAGCCCATGACGGTCCACTGCAATAGGCAGTATAGCTACAACCAAAAGCAAATACTCTTCTTTTGTCTTTGGACATTTAGATTCGTTTTGTAATATCTAGGATAGCTTCGATTTCTTCCCAGTCTTCATTGTACTGGCTCCAGTCACCTTTATGAGCAATTTTAATTGCTTTATTAATAACACTGGGTTTGATTTGTAATTCTTCTGCAACTGCCTTGACAGTTTCTTTTAAGCCTTCTTGTAAGTCTTCTACTTCGCGAAGTACTGTTGAGCCTTCGTTAATTAATCTTTCGAGTTTTGCCTTTTCTTCGGCACCGTATGAACGACCAGCCATATGCTTCTCCTTTAAACAACTATAAGTATACAGTAATTATCGTGCTAGGTCAACCTTTAAGAAATTTTAGTCAAAAAAAATGGCGGACTAAATCCGCCATTTATTATTTTAACCAGTTAGGATCACCAAAACTTTGATCTGTATAGTTTCGACTGCGTAGTTGTGCAGGTGTTAGTGTACTTGCATTAACTGGTGATTGTTGAGCTGAACTTCCCGAAGATCCTTTATATTTTTGTTTAAGGATTTCTAATTGTTTTTTAACTTCTGGATTTTGACTCTTTTCCAACTCAGCAATTAAAGCATCAATCTGTTTTTTCAACTCTAACATTTCTGGAGTATCTTGAGATTGTTGCTGTTGTTGCTGTTGTTGCTGTTGTTGTTGCGGAGTAGGTGTAGGTGTAGGTGTAGGTGTAGGTGTAGGTGTTTCTGTACCACTGCCAAAGATATTACCATCTCGATTGAACAAGTAACCAACTGTGCCCAATGCGGCTAACAATGTTAATACTTTAGTGTTGCCTAATAGTTTTCCAAACCTGCTATTCTTTAATGCGTCCCAAGACTTAGCACCAGGCCCTTGAATTGGCGGTACTGGGCCATTTTTAGGCGATGGTCCTGGAGTATTTGTGTGCGGAGTAGATGATCCTCCACCTTGTGATGCGTGTGCTTTTTCAATTTGACCTTGTAAAGTTTTATTAACTGGCTTACCGCTCTTGTCAGTCCAATCGCCTTTGCTATTTCTGTAATATACCTTACCACTCAATGGATCTGAGAAAGTATCACCTGCTCCCTGATGAGGTGCGTTTTTTGCGGCAATGTCAGCATCATATTTTTCTTTATGAGCTTTCATTTCTTCTGGTGACTTACGCTGTCCGTTAGTACTATGATACTCGCCAGTATTCTTATCGTAGGTCCAAGTTTCTTGAGGTTTCGAACCCTTACTTGGTTTCAATTCAACAGTATTACCTAGATCTTTGACATTCTTCATGCCCTTGGTAGTAATACCGAGATTATCTAAACCATGACGACCTTTAGCTCTAAAATTGAAACCTTTTTCATTTAAAACTTCTTCTTCTAGTTCAGCGATGCGCTGTTTTAGTAAAGACATTCTTTCTGATTCGCTTAGTTTTGATAAGTCTACTGATTCAGTAGTACCCATGTTAACTGCGCCAGTGTCTATACCTGCTAGTTTTGCCAACAACTCGATATCCGGAGTTGATTGTAGGTTATTCTTTTCTTTATAGGCTTTATATGCACCGAATGTGTTTGGACCCCAGTAGCCGTCTATCTTACCAGGATCTTGCCCAGCACCCTTGAGTGCTGTTTGAATCTTTTCAATGTCCGGAGATTTACTGCCGGATGTAAAGTTAAGCCCCTGCGGTGCCTGTGAATTTGGTGTAGATTGTGTCCCGCTACCGCCTGGATTTTCTCCTGCACCTGCTGGATATAAGAAGTCGACAATCGATTCTACAATCTTATCAGCCGCATCTCCACCGTAATAGATTGCAGCCGCACCACCTGCAAATGCGCCAATGGCGGCTGTAATAACTGCCCCTGGACCAGATACTAGACCAAAGCCACCGCCAACAAACGCACCAACTAAGGCACCTACATATCCTAGACCGATTTCAGCAATGGCTTTGCCGATGATTTTAGCTATCTGGCTATGGAATTGTGCTTTTGGTAAATTTTTTTCTTTTGCGGCTTTAATGTCTTTCCAAGTTGTCCAGATTTCATAACAAACAGCAATAGGCCAACCGATCTTTTTAATATTCTGCAACACACCCATGCCTAGACTGCTTGCCCAAGACATAAGGTCATCCCATCCTTCTGACATCGGAGTTAGTCCTTCTGCCAGCAACATAGATGTTACAACTTTTTGTTCTTCAGTTAAGTAACCAAAACTTTCAACAAGTTGTGCAGACAATGCTGTTAGTTCTATACTTTCGCTTCTTGATGTTTGTTTGGCTTTTAGTTCTAGATACTTGTCAATTAGTTCGCCAAGTTTCTTTAACTTTTCCATTTCTGCTGGATCAGGCTGTCCTGAACTACCGCTTTGTTGTGTTTGCTGTTGTTGTGTTGTGCCCGGTTTGTATGTTTTCCAAGTTACCCCTTCTGGAAACTCAACAGGCTTACCGTTTACATATATGCCGTCTACGCTAGCTGGATTGTAACCAGCACGATTTTCTGTGTTACCATTCCAACGTTGTATGGTACGACCAAACCCATTTGATCCAAAACCACCTTCGCCCGAATTACCTTGACCTTCCCACCAAAATACTCCTGGCTCAGTCATCATTAAAGGCATAATGTTACCTAAGTTACCTTTGTGGAAGTGTGTTGGAGTAATAGCAGTAGGCGGAGTTTCTCCAGCTTCAGCTAGGGTGTCAATTCGATCTAATAGTTCTCTGATATTCATCTCAAATCTCTTACTTTACAGAACACTTTGGAACTAGCTTTCCGTCCTTAGTCTGCATGCCAGTTTGTACTTGTCCTGTTTTACATGTACTAGTTTTTTTCTTAGCCTTGATTGCTTTAGGTGTTGCGGCTTTAATTGGAGCTAATACTGCTTCATTCATGTGCGGTTGTATACCCATCTCATGTTGACTGTACATATAATCTAATACAGCAACCATCATGCCTTTTGAAACAGCAATTTTTTCTTGTACCCACTCAGGCAAGTTTTCATCGCTATCTAAAATCTTTGCTAGTCCAGTACTTACACGAGCAACTGTGTGTAAATTATTTAATGCCATGCCTGCTTCGTCATTGTATTCTTGACTGTCAAATTCTTCACCAATATGCTTGTCAATACCACGACTAGCTACACCACCTTGCTTGCGCTTTCTAGCAAGCTCGCTAATACCGTGACGAATTTGTTCTAGGTTCTGTTCTAGACCCATGAACATGCCGCCTTTGGCCTTGGTACAAATTTCTTCCCATGCTAGCAAATCGTCACGTTCTGCTAGTTGTGCTAGTTCTTTTAACTGAGCACGGGCTGACATGATACGACCGTTCAAGGTCATTGGGTTAGCCTTTTCATGACCGTGTATCATTGGATTGTTTGGTTCATCTGGATCCATGGCAATCGGAGTTTCTGCAACTGATGATTGCATGCCTGGACCTTGTGGCTTAAAACCAGGATTTGGACTTAGATTAGGATTAAAACTTTCGTTAGGCACACAGTTGTTAACACGAACGCCACCTTTGATCTTAGTGCCTTCTTTGTGCTTGCCCGTCCAGCACTTAGCGTCTAAACGTTGTTTAACAGCTTTACCTTCTTTCATTAACACACGTTCAGCAATAGTTTGTGCGTATTGTTTAATGAGTTGATCTTTTTCTGTTTGCTGTTCAAAAACTTCTTCTTGAACTTCTTGAAAGTATTTTTTCAATACAGAAGGTTTTTGTTCTTTGATTTCAGTCTTAACAGGCTTGGTATAGTGTTGCATTGCCATTTGCACTGGCAATGCAACCTTATGAGGATTTGCGCCTTCGTTGATAATCGACACGAATTTCTTCATGTCGTCAGCGCCTTCTACAGGTTTTGTAGAAACGCTATCCATTGCCTGGAGAATGCGCTTCATGTCCATCGGTATTATCCGTTTAGACGTGTTAAGAATTGTTTCATACGAGCCAAGTCAGCTGACTCTTTAACAGTTTCTTTTTCTTTCTTACCGGCACGTAATGCGGCCAAGTCTGATTTCTCAATCTTGCCATCGTGATCTGCATCAATCTTTTCTTGATTGCCTGGCAAGTCTTTAGTTGCGGCTTTCTTTTCTTCGATATAAGCAGTAGTTTCTTTGATGTTCTTCCACATAGCGGCAGCGGCGATCTTCTCACCTTTCTTACCACCACCAGCAGCCTTAGCTACCTTGTCAAAGCTCTTACCTGGCTTACCAATGTCGCCACCTGCCTTAGCTTTTTTAACTACAGCAGACTTTTTCTCTTTGCTTAGACCAGCTGATGGTTTGCTTTCCTCAACCTTGCCGTGTACTGGGCATTTAGTTTTGCCTTTTTCTTCACAGCAACATTTAGCTTTAGCTTCATCCATTTTATCACGGTTGTCGAATTTCTCATTGTCTTTCATTCCCCAAGTCTTAGCACTCTTAGGAGACATCTTTTGTGCTGGAGCACGTTCTTTCTTTTCTGCGGCACTTTGTGACTTAGCATGGCTCTTTGTACCCTTACCAGATTTTTCGTCACCATCTTCATCGCTATAACTTGATGCAGGACGCTCATGTGTTAAACCTGTGTCAGTTTTAGTTACTCTATTGCCTTTAGAAGTAGTATAGCTATCACCAGTTTTCTTTAATGACTCTTGATCTTCTTCTAATTCATCTTCGTCCGGAATACCATTGTGATTTTTGTCTAAACGCTTGCTAGCCGCATGCATGGCTTTTGATTTGCGATTATAAGCTGCCACTTTGCCTTTAACATGATGTGGAATTGTTGCAGGTTCTTTGTGAATCATACCTGTTCCGCCACAATGATCGCATGGAGCTTCGCCACCACTTAGAATGCCTTCTTCAACTTTCTTAGATTCAATCTTTTCAGCTTGTGCTTTTTTAAGTTCTTTAACTTTGGCCTTAGCCTCTGATAAACGAGCTTTTAGTACAGACTTTTGACCTTCGGAAAGATTTCCTGAAGATTCTAAAATTTTACTGTATTTCTGGAAATTGTTTTCATACTCTAAGTAATGATAAACGCTAGCAATAGCATCAGTTGCGTTGTCGATCTTAGCTTGAACCCAAGATTCTAATTGAATGTTTTTATTTGCTTGCTCTTGTAGCTTTGCTGAGTAAGCGGCTAATTTTTTTAAATTTTCTAGTGGCATGAGGTATACTCCGTTGTCTTTATATATTTAGCGTCTTTTAAGAACTCCGCTACCAAAAACATTCTGATTCATATCTAGAGCGTTCTTAGCAGTACCGTCCTTGTTCTTTTTTTGTACTATTTTAGGTAATTTAGGTGCCTTTGTACCCGATTTACCTGGTGATCCTGTGTAACTTTTATTACCGATATTCTTTTTGCCCAACGCTACGCCTGGATTAGGTAAACTAGGGATAGCGGCAGATGTAGTTGTAGTTCCAGCATCGCTTTCTAACATCTGTGTTTTAGTTAATCCTGTTAAGTCCTTAATTTTCATATTAAATTCCGTACTTGTTTCGCTTAGGTTTAGCTACAGGGCTAGCAACATTTATGCCCTTAGGCTCTACGCTACCTTTTTTAGTTAGAGCTTTTACCTTAACTCCTAACGCTTTAGCACTATGATTGATTATTTCAGTATCTACATCAGTATACTGTGTAATAACCATTTCATTATTAGCAACTCCTTCGTGTTCCGAAGGGTTGTGCGGGCTCCCCGCCATATGGACACCTAAGCGATACATGTTATAATATTGACCTGGCCAATCTGGGATAGTAACTAATCCAGGAATAGCTGCCTCATGGTCCGGGTTGATAGCATCTCTCTTACCGTTATGTTTATGGCCAGGGTGCGTACCGGAATCAAACCCAGTATCGTCGCCAGTGTCTTCTTTTAAAAATAGTTCTCTAAGTTTCATTATGCCCTACCAAACCAGTGCTTAAACCATAAATCAGTGCCTGGTTGAATGTTTTTTTCTCTAGCAATGCGCCCTTTATCACTGCCTTGTATCTGCGGCAACTGTAAATTATTATAAACAGACATAGCTTCACTCGCACCTAAGCCGCCCATCATAGCTGATGGCATTAGCGCATGTATAGGATCATCCGGACTTAAATAACAATCGTTATCTTCTACTGGATTAATATCTTTGCTAGTGATTCTGTACTGTTTCATTTTAAACTTGATCTTAAGAACCAGCTGTGTTTTTTATGTGCATCTTGACGATCTGCTAGGAAATTGCTTAGTCCGTGATCTCCGTGTTCTTCTGCCATAGTAAATGTGATGCGGAATATATTAGCCATACGCTCGCTGTCTTCTAATAACTCACTCAACATGCCATGGAAATCTGGTACTGCATTTTCGTCTTCTACTTTTGTAAGCATACTAAACTTAGCTAAACTTGCAGGAGTATAGATTTGTAGTGCGCGAAGTTGTTCAGCAAAGGTATCAATGCTTCCGTAAACTTCGTCATAAATTCTTTCGTATAATAAATGCTGTTGATAAAATAGTGGACCTTCAGTATTCCAGTGAAAGTTTTGAGCCTTTAATGCAAAAGCGTATTCACTGGCAAATGCTGTTTTGAGTGCTAAATGATATTTCTCGTCCATGTTAAATTCCGTACTTGTTCTTCTTAGGCTTTGCTACTGGGCTGGTTGTATTTGTATCTTTAGGTTCAACACTCTTTGAAAATTTACTAATTTCTGCGCCATCAGTTGGCACGGTTTTCATAGCGGCCTTGATCTTATTATCTTCTTCTTTAGTGTATGGATGATGCGTATTAAATTTTTGAGCCCATGTTTCAGCAGGACTATCAACAGCATTGGTGCTTCTTCCGTCGGCTACACCCATGGCCATCATTAGACGATTCATGTGATATACGCGATCGTATCCACCTACGTCACGAGTGCGCGATACACCTTGGCCTACTGAATCTTCTTCGTGGCTTCTATGTGTAACTTTACCTTCTTTAACAAATTCTCGTGCTCTCATTTCTCGTATAACCTTATTGGCTTCTTTGACCAAGCTGTATGCTTTTAAATTCTTGTTTGGCGTACTCTTATTTACGTCTACTGTGCTATTCTGTTTTGTAATAATTCCAACACCAGCCGCATCTTCTTGCGTAGTTGGATTGTCCGCTATGCCCATATTTTTCCTGGCAACATTCATCAAATGATGTATCCAGTCACGGCCTAATTTTTTCTCATCAAATGCTTGTAACCATACATGTAACTGTTGTTCTGGAGTTTTATTAGGATCCTGTAGTGCTTGACGACATTGTGTAAAACTAATACCAGTTCCGCCGTGCTCAGCTTCTCGTTTTGTTTCAATAGTATCAAATGTAACTTCGTTGTGACTGCCTGGATAGCGTGGATCTTTCATACGCTTGCTCAGTGTATCCATCCATTTTTTCATGCCAGCATAACGATCTGTGCCAACCATTAGTATGACATGCTTGTAAGGACTGTTGGCAGGTAATACTAATTCTTTTTCGATTTTCTTAACCGGAGTACCACCTTCTTGCCACACGTGAAATATACCAGCGTGTTGTGGATAAAGTTTTTTCCAAGTAGCTAATTTTAACTCCGGCGGGATAGGATCATCTGGACCCATTGTTGGGCTAATATATACATACGGATCGCCACCGACTTTTCCAGCTTCCTGCAACACTAGATTTACCAACTGCTCATGACCTTTGTGTCCGACAAAACTTCCAGCTGTAACTACTGCGGTCTTAGTTCGTGTCGCTTGTCCAGCGGCTTTTCTAGCATTGCCAGCGGCAGCGATTGCGGCATTTTTATCTGCAATAACTTGTTTCTGCTCAGGACTTGTAATTTTAACAGGACCATTACGAGTATTAAGAATAATACCTTCGTAGTCTTTGCCCAGTACGTCTTTGCCAACGATACCTGGATGTTTAATAATAAATTGTCCAAGTTCATCTTTGACTTTTTGTAGTGCTTCTTTGGCTTCTGCTTTTTGATCACGCTTGCCACTTAAGACCATACTACGTAATGCTTCGATATTTTCTACAGGAGGAATAATTGCAGTAGCGTCAATAGTACCGTTGGTGGTAAGACTATTGTCAATGATCATAGTTGATCCAACTTTCTTAATAGCCTTTATTTGACTTATAATTTGATCACTGTTCGGATGAGCTTGTCCAGTTGAACTGACTTCGGCAAACAATGGAACTAGAGCCATTGTAATACCTTTAGGTAATTCGTCGTAGTGTATGCCAACAAACTTCAAACGACCATCTGCTTGCTTTTCTGCAAATGGTAGATATAATACTTCTACATGAATCTTAGTATCTTTAAGATGTAGCTTGCTACCAACTGCATTTGCTACTTCTAGCATTTGATCGAACCAATCGTCAAATTGTTGTGTCTTCTTTAATTGTTCCGGATCTGTCACACCTTTAGATTTAGCATAGGCCATAAACTGACCCGATTGGAACTTAGGGCCACTGCGACTTGTTTCAGCATAAGGCTTGCCGTTTTCGTCCATACCAAATCGTCCACCAAAGCCGTCCACCTTGACGTTCATTGGAATATTGTTTAGATGGAACTTGTCTGATTTAGTTTTTAACTCGTCTAGCAAGTCTAAAAAATCTGAATCTTTCATTTTCTCCAAATGAACAATCCCTTTACGTTTGCTTTGCACTACGTTTGGATTTTCAGATTCAGCAAGTGGCTTCCATGTGCCTGCTTTAACGGCCGCAGATCTCATTGGATTATATTGAAGTTTCTTACCATCCGGTGATGGATTAGCTTTCTTAAATGCTTCTAAGTCTTGATAATCTTTTACATACGTGTCAGCTTTGGTATCAGCTAACTTTCTTATCTGTTGTGGATTAGGCAGTTGTAAGTGTTCTATCATCCACTTGATTGCGGCTTCTTTAATTTGACCGTCGCCTACAGGATCATCTCTGTTGATCATTTGACTGCCTGGTTCAAAACATAGATCAATAAATGCTTCTGCAACTGTTTGATTTTGCTTTTGATCAAAGTTGGCATTCATCAGTTGAATAGTGCCTGTGAAACTTTTTTGTAACTCTGTTTCTTCTTTGCTCGGAGCATGACCGAAAAATCTTTCAAATTGCTGTGCTAGGTCAGTAATGTAAGGTCTTTCTGAAGTAGGAATCTCTTTCATCAAGGGCAAACCGTTATGAGTTTTACCAGTATCTTGATACTTGTCAGTTAAGCCACCGCCAGTTGCTGTACCATGTACGGCGAAAGATATATTATTATCATACACTGGACCTTTTATCTTAGTCTTCATCTGCACGTACTTCTCTGTAGCAGTAGTACGAGTCATAGCACGATATAGGTATTTGTGGAATACACCTTTAATTTGTTCGCTAAGATCTGCCCACTCAGAACTGTGACTAAACTTATACCAGTCAGTTGGTGCCTGAGTTTGTTGATCGTATTCACCAAATTCAAAATCAATTTGTACTTTGATAGGAGGATTGGCTAGTTGGAACAGAGCATTATATTGTCCGCCATTGTTACTAAATCCTAACAGTTTTGAATTTCCGATCTGTCTTCCGGTATGCGCAGTTAAAAATTGTCCAACCTGCGCTTCTAAATTCTTATCGCATTGTGTGTCAATGTCGCCGATTAAGGGTTTTACTTTTTTAAATTCATCGTCAGTGATATTGCCGATGTTAAAAAAGTGCAAGGATGAGCCGCTTAGAAACTCTCTGCTTTTTAATAAGGCAGGATTCCATAAATGCTGTTTATGTTGTGCTGTAAAAACTTGATTAATGCTATGTAGCACTTGATCTAAAATACCAACCATCTTTGTGCGATTGTGTACTTCTAAATTGATTCGGTCGGCACGATGCGGCTGTTGCGGATTATCTGGATTATCAATCTCAGCATTTCCGCCCTCAAGGATAGCACGTTTAGTTTTAATAAACAGTTCGCGTAACAGCATTATTAGTCCTTGTACTTGCCTTCTTCGATATGCTGTTGCACTTCGTCTTTAATTTTATCGCAGATCTGTTGACAAATTTCTTCGTCTAAATGTGTAGGTAATTCTCTAATTGGGTATTTTTTAACGTATAGATTATAGCACTCGTGTACCGCAGGCTCGAATAGTGATGCCTTAAAGTTGGTACCTTTCTTGTGTGATTCTATACATTTGTTTAGGGCAGGATATAGATGACGTCGATATGCGTTATCATCATGATTCATGAAGTAGATTAAATCATCATGTAGATCAAAGTTGATTTTACGTCCATCATCGTCGTTGGACACAAAATCTAAATCATTAAAGTGTTTGCCTTCTAATAGCTCTCGAATACGCATTTTCTTAGTTCCGTCAATAGATTACAGTAGCAGACGCACTGCGTCTAGTATTTATCGCTTTGAAACTAAGCAGTTACTCTTTAATAATGCGCTCGACCTTGTTTACAGACGGTCCTAAGTGCATTTTTACCATTAAAAGATTGTTATCTCCACTTACATAGAAGTAAGTGCCACCCCAACTCCTTGGTGCTAGCAATTCCCTCTTGCATCCTTTAGTTAGTCTGAGTTTTTTGTTTGCTTCAGCCCAAGCAATAAATGTTGAGTATTCTTGTGTTGTTTTACCTAAAGTAACCCTGTAATCAAAATTAACTTTAGGTAATATTATAGTGTTTTCTTCTAATGAGCTATTGCTTGGTAAACTAACATACTTGACCTGCTCTTTGTCAATATTTGCAAGATTTGTAACATCTGCGGCATTATTTGTATAAACTGAAACCCAAGGAGACTCAACTCGAATCTCATAATCTTTCATATTAACTAGATAGTTTAACAGTTGTAGTGCATAGTCCAACTGTTCTTGGGTTTTTATTGCATTTTTATATTGACTAGGGCTTTTTAAGTTTATTTTTTGTAACTCATCAAACGCTGATCCAAGACGATTGCTTCGTAACAAATTTGATCCGTGGCAGACTAATACAATCTTACACTGATATTTGTTATTGAACAGTCGTCTCGTTGTTTTGATTAGCATTTTCTTCGTTATTTCCAATAGTCAATAAAGGCACCTTAGGCATTTTCGGTTTAGAAACCAGTGCTATTTTACCATCATTAACAGTAATAGTCAACCATCCGCCGTTCTTTAAATCACCAAACAGCATTAGTTTAGCTAGATCTCGTTTGATTTCCTTATCAACTACACGATGCAATGGGCGAGCACCCATCTTAGCATCAAAGCCCATTTCAAGTAACAAGTTAGTAGCATCTTTATCAATCTTAATTTTAATGCCCTTGTCTTTAACTTGATCTCGGACTTCGTCAATAATTTTTTCAACAACTTTGATCATTGTTTCTTTACCAAGTTTAGTAAATGTAATGATCGCATCTAAACGATTGCGGAATTCTGGAGTAAAGAACTTTTTAAGTTCCTTGTCACTGTATTCTTTTTCCTGGGTACCGAAGCCGATCACATTCTTTTCAGCGTCTTGTGCGCCAGCATTGGTAGTAAGAATCAACACTAGGTTGCGACAATCCGCTTGTTTGCCATTCGAGCCGGTGATAAAACCATTGTCCATCATTTGCAACAATACAGTTGACACATCTGGATGCGATTTTTCAACTTCGTCAAACAACAACACAGCATTTGGGTTCTCTTGGATCTGTGTGATTAGTAATCCAGCATTGTCTTCAAAGCCAACATAGCCTGGAGGGCTACCAATTAGCTTAGAGATGCTGTGCTTTTCTTGATATTCACTCATATCAAAACGTAGCAACTTAACACCCAAGTGTTTGGCAAGACTCTTAGCTGTTTCAGTCTTACCGCAACCTGTTGGACCCATGAATACAAAACTGCCAACTGGTTTGTTTTCTGGCTTGAGGCCAGCTTGTGCAACAATAATCTTATCAACAACTTCTTGAATAGCAGTATTTTGCCCAAACACTTCTTTGTTAATGCTTTCTTGAAGTGTACTGAGATTATGGCTTTCTGTTTCCATTACCCGCTCTTCAGGGATATTAGTTAGTTTAGCAAGCTCATATTGAATTTCGTACTCACCAATAATACGTTCATCTGCAAGTTTTAAATTAAAGCGTGAGCAAGCTAGATCAATTAAGTCAATAGCTTTATCTGGTAGTTTCTTATCTGTTTGATACTTGACCGATAACTTAACAGCGGCCTGGATAGCATCGTTACGGATTTTAACATTGTGGAATCCTTCATAGTATTTCTTAATACCTTGTAGGATGCTAACTGTCATTTCTTGTGTAGGCTCGTCAACAGTAATGCGTTGGAAACGGCGCATTAACGCACGATCCTTTTCAAAGTGCTTGCGATATTCTTCCCAAGTAGTACTTGCAACAACTTTGATATTGCCTTTGCTCAGTGCAGGCTTCATCATGTTAGCAAGATCGTTAGCAGAGTTACTTGCAGATCCAGCACCACTAATCATATGTGCTTCGTCGATGAACAGCACAGTCTTGCCTTTTTTCTGCAAACTCTTAATAACCATCTTGAAACGTTCTTCAAAGTCACCGCGATATTTAGAGCCAGCTAACATAGCTGAGATATCTAAATTGTAAACTGTATAGTCTTTTAAGAAATCAGGAACAGCACCTTTAACAATATTATAAGCAAGTCCTTCTGCTATAGCAGTCTTACCTACACCCGGATCTCCGACTAAGATTACGTTGTTTTTGCTACGACGTCCTAGAGCTAGCGCAATGTTTTCTAATTCGTCAACACGGCCAATAACTGGGTCGATTTTATTCTTCTTAACTGCTTCGTTAAGGTTAGTAGTGAAAGCATTTAGAGCTTTATCATTTCCAGCTGGTTCGATTTCTTCATCTCCGTCAGTTACTGCATGATTGATATAATCAGCAAATTTATCTTTATCAATATTTGCCTTGGCAACATAATAGTATACCCAACTACGCTTCTCGCCCATCATGGCAAGGAACACGTCACTTGGTTCTATGCGTTGTCGCCCGTTAAACAATACCTGCGTAAATGCACGATTGAGTACACGTTCAACTGCTTGTGTTTTTTTAGGTTTAATTACTACATCTGGTACCGTAATTTCTTGGCACTTGTTCTGTAGGTAATCTAGTAATTCTTTTTTCAGACCTTCTGCATCAGCACCAAAACCCTTAATTGATTCACTAAAACTGTCTTCCATGAGCATGGCGCATAAGATATGTTCTATTGTGAGATATTCGTGGTGTAACTTTTTGGCAGTGTCAAGAGCCTTTTCGAATACGGCTTGTAAGTTATCACTTGGTTCAACCATTTAATTTCCTTTGTTTTTTTCGTGCCATTTGCAATTTTAAATCACTTACGTGTTCAGTAAATGTTACACCGTCTAAATGATCCAGCTCATGCTGGAAACATCTTGCGTCGATGCCTTCAAGTTCTATTATACACTGTCTGCCTGTATTGTCAAGATATGCGGCAGTAATTTTTTTATTTCTTTTGACCTTTAACCAAAGATTTGGAAAACTTAAACATCCTTCGTCGTCTTCGATTAAATCATTATCGCCGTGTAAGATATAGGGATTGAAGCAACCAAATTCTCGACCATCTTGTGTGCGCATGACAAATACTCTGCGCAAGAGACCAACCTGGTTTGCCGCGAGCCCAATGCCGTTGCTAGACTTCATTAGTTCTAGCATTTCACGTTCTACTACATCAGCATTAATGTGATTTTCAAAATCCCAATTTTCAGCTTTTTGTTTTAGTATGGGATCAGGCTCTTTGATTAATTTCATCATTTAATTGTTGTAGTCTTTGTATTATTACTGGATCAACAATCACCGGAGTTTTAATATTGACTACAGTAAACAATCTGCCTTTAACACCGGTATTTACATTAGGGAAACCGTTGCCTCCGCTAGCAAATTCAGTTCCATGTTCAACACCGCCTCGTATGTCTAAATCCATAACTTGGCCTGTGATTGTTTTAATTTTTTTCTTACAACCGATCATAGCTTCGATTGGACTAATCTCAACATCAGTGTACATGTCGTCACCTGCACGTCTGAATGCAGGATCTGGCATGACTAGTACTGTGACATTTAGATTACCTCTAGGACCCGGCATACTATCGTCACCTAGGCCTTGATACCTAATAACTTCGCCGTGCCCGATGCCAGCTGGAAGATTAATGACTACATTTTGATTCCTGCCGCTGGGTAATTTATAGTTTGCTTCTAATTGTTTACCAAGATAAGAATCTAGTAAACTAATTTGACACTGGATATTTAAATCTCGATTTCGTCGAACTTGACGTCCAAAAATATCGCCAAATGGATGACCGCCCCCAAAGGGACTACCTTGTCCGAATATCGAACTAAACGGGTCGTCTCCAGCATTGAATGTAAAATGTACACCACCTGGCCCTGCGTTGCCATATCGGCGTTGGTGATCATACTCGGATTTTTTCTGAGCATCACTTAGTGTTTCGTAAGCAACACTGATGTCTTTGAATTTGGCTTGATCTCCACCCTTGTCTGGATGATGTTTATTAGCCAAGCTTCGGTATGCTTTCTTAATTTCATCTGGGCTAGCTGTTTCGCTAACACCTAGTGTTTGGTAATAATCAATCATAGTCGTAAAAAAGGCTCCATTAATAGTATTAATTATACTATTTTAAATGGAGCCTGTCAAGAGTTTGATTTACTTTTTCTTAGCTGGTGCCTTAGCTGGTGCCTTTTCGGGTACCTTCTCGCCGTCGAACTTCTTGTGTTTCTTAACTTCTTTTTTAACCACGGCTGGCTTTTTGTCCACTGGCTTTTTATCGGCAGCAAATGCTGGAACAGCAAATGCGGCAATCATTAAAAGTGCTAGTAATTTTTTCATATTATTTTCCTTATAATACTGGTTGTGGATCTTGAGGAATAACCTTTTGACCTTTTGCGTTTACTGCTGGAGTTGCTGTTGCTGAAGGTGCGCTTCCAAAGCCGCCTCCGCCAAAGCTACTTGTTGCTGGTGCTGGTGAACCAAAACTACTGGAGCCACCGAAGCTTCCTGCTGGAGATGCGCCAAATGCTGGAGCCCCGCCTGATGAAAAGTTGTTGCCACCGAATCCGCCATTACCTGCTCCTCCGAAACTTGGTGTGCTACCGCTACCAAATCCGCCAGCTACGTTGCCTGACATGTTTTGATTGTTAGTAACTGATTGACTTGTAGCAGTTGGATTTGCCGCTGTACCTGCTAGTTTTTCTTGTGTACGACCAAACGCACTAATACCTAATACAGCACCCATAGCAATATGGAATAAACCAGCACCTTGTAGTGTTAATGGATTCCATTGTGTAATAGGCACATGCATCACTGCCTGTAATACTGACCATAGAACTGGAAATATTGCCATGTCTAAAAGACATATTAACATATACATCCAGCCCATTGCTGGACGCCAGAGTTTTTGCATCCATTCGGCTCCGCCGCTTTCTTTTTCTTCTGCCATTGTTCGCTCCTTTGGCTTAAATTATGTACTACTATTTATTTGATACTATCAAATATCTTTTTTTGGCTATTATACCACTCGATCCAAGCGTTATATTTCTCTCTTAACTCGTAGTATTTTCCAGAATTTTCATTAACATTTTCTATAATATCGCTTAACTGCACCTTTTTGCTAGTATCTAGCGGTGTTAGTTTTCCAGCAGGCTCTAATAATGCTTGCGGAGCTTCGGGAAATTTAGCGGTTACAGGTACACTAGTTGCACAGCCAGTTAGGGAAGTGATAAAAAGAATCGCTAGAACTTTTTTCATTTGCTCGCTCCTTCTGGTTCTGCTATTGCTTGATTGTAATCTCTAATAGCAATATCGTTAATTTTACATTCTGCATTAATAGCATCAGCATCTTTTTGTATTATTGTTTTTACTACTTCTACTTTCTTTTCTACAACTTTTACTCGCTCAACTACTTGAGTCTGTATGATTGTATTTGTTTCCTGGCTTTTAGCTTCGGCAGCTTGCACCTTAGCTTCTAAGGCTTTTGCCTTGTCTCTCCAAGCCATTTCAACTCCATAGCCTCCTAACAACCAGAAACCTCCGCAAAGTACAACCACACCTGCTATTTCTGCAGGTAGTTTGTATTGACCCATGAATGGGATTAATTTTACAAGTTTGCTTCCGATGTATAATGCAAAACCTAAAACTGTAAACAGATAATAAATCCAAATTAGGATATTATCTGGAATAAGATTTAGTACCCACTGTATCTGCCACATGATTACGCTTGTAGAACTTGCATAGCATGATGATAATGCTGTGTACGTTCTTCAAGTCCAAGGGTACCACCATTAATACGTTTAGTCATTGTTAGGATATCGCCGCTGTCAGCATATTGATTTAGGTTGTTTGTCTCCCAAAACCAGCAAGCTGATTGAATGGCACCTTCGAATGTAGCTAGGAAATCTGGAATTTCTTCAACTGGTGTTTCAATACTTTCAGCAAACTTAGTATAGTTCTGTTTACCAGTAAGTTGAATTAGACCACGACCACAGTAGCGGAATCCGTCACCACTTGCTTCGTCGCCATTGCCCATACGATTAGCATAGGCACGATTAGCAATAGCTTCTTGATTATGTTCATATTGTTTAGCATTACTAGCATTAAAGTAACGTGGCCAAACTTTACATAATGTTTCAGCACGATAGTTTAAATTTTCTTTAAGTGCTTTGTAGCCGCCTGACTCGTGTGCTGTTTGTGCTAAGAAAGCCGCAACACGTTCAACTGTATTAATATCGTAGTCTGGTAATATTTTACTTAAGGCTTCGTGCCAGTGATCAATATATGGATTACCGGGCAGAATAGCCGCTAGTTTATCTACTGTAAAATTAAATTCAAATCCTTCTGCCATTATAGTTTCCTTTTTAGTGCAACGGCCCAGCCGCTGTTTTCAAAAATAAACGTGTCGTTTATCTTTGTTATATTGTAGTTACCAATTACTTTACTTAAGAACAATATTTCTGCTATATGAGAATGTTCTAACATTAGCGGGCCAGGTACTGCATCGTAAACTTCTTTTTTAGGGCCACTAGTAACCACTTCAAATTTGATTGCTTCGTTATTTCTATTTTTAAAAATAATACTTTCATCTAGCAAACTAATGTTGTCTGCATAACTACGACTAAAAAATTCTTGAAAATTGTTTAATTGATTTCTTTCAGTAGAAATGTTATATGAATTTTTATCTAATGGAATGAGAGCCTCTAAGTTTTCTGCTGTAGCTGCCTGACTTTTAAAATTTTTAAAATATCTAAATCTCATATCGTCAAGATTAGTTGCATTTTGAATACCATTGACAATTTCTAAAATTTGTTCAGGAGCGTGACGGCCGCGTTCTATTTCAACAAACACTTGATAAGTGCCATCATCTGTTTCGCCTGGAGTTACATCTGCATCTAATACAAATGAATAACCCATTTCGATAAAATTTTCTAAATCTTTAGCAGGGTCTTCTTCGTCGACGGTAAAGTTTAAAACAATAATGTCTTCATCTTTGCCTATCTTACTCTTAAACTGATCCACTCCAAAGGTCTTTTTGACCATGTCGCGTAGATCGCCTTGTTGTAAACTTTCTCGTATCTGGTTCATAATATTAAACTGCTGGTGCTGGTGCTGGTGCGCCACCAGCCATTCCGCCTGGTGCGCCTCCTGGTGCTGGCATTCCGCCTGGTGCTCCCGATGGAGGAGGCATTCCACCGACTGGTGGTGTTACTGGAGCTGGTTGTCCGGGAGCGGCTTGTCCTTGTGTAGGACCAGCTTCTTCTTTATACTCGCCCTTCATTTTATCCATGTAGCCTCTGTATACATCAAATGCTACTTTTTTAGGCATTCTAATTTCAACGATCCAAATAGGGTGACGATCTAGTTTGCCCTTCTTTGTGCCCGGACGTAGATCTTCCGGCATGCGGATTTTACGGGGTTCTACTAAGTGACTCTTTTGATATGTAATTTTGCAACCAGCTTCCATCAAGCGTTTTCCGCCATTAGGATCTGGCATTTTTTCTCTGGGCCACATGAAGCCCACTGTAATCCAGTGACGTTCTACTTTAGGGCCATAGGCAATTTCACCCTCGCCCCAGTTTTCAAACACATAAGTGTCTAATTCGTCGATAACACGCTCAAAGTCTTTAAGCACAGCTAGACTAGTGTTATTTTCATATAGGTCTTGTACGTTGCGTATAACGTCTAAAATATCATGGTGCATAATGCGTCCTAGGAAGTCTTACTGTTATTTATCTAGGCTAAAACTTTAACATAATACTTTATTCTTTGCGTATTCTAGTAAATAATAGTGTAGGACCTCTGTAGTTATCAAAGGCGGTCACTACAAGTCCTGCTTTTTCAACTAAAGTAGGAGCAACTTAGATGAGCAAAAGAGTGAAAAAACGCTTTACATCAGAAGTTAACATAATTGATTTTCCAACATATCTTCCTCAAAAGAAGAATCGTGTAGTGATTAGCGCACGAAATTCTAACCAAAAGATATACCTTCAGAAACTCCAAGACGAACAAAAAAGTATTGTATTTGCTATCGGGCCTGCAGGCACTGGTAAAACCATGCTGGCTGTTCAACATGGAATTAAGTTATTTCAAGAAGGCGTAGTTGACAAGATCGTTGTGACAAGACCCGCCGTTTCCGTAGATGAAGATTTAGGATTTTTACCAGGTGACTTAAATGAAAAGATGGCACCATGGACACGCCCTATTTTTGACGTTATGGGAGAATATTATAAACAATCAGATATAGCAGAGATGCTGAAGGAAGGTGTTATTGAAATAAGCCCACTTGCGTACATGCGTGGACGCACATTTAAAAACGCATACATCGTTGCAGACGAAATGCAAAATGCCACAGTCAATCAAATGAAGATGCTACTAACCCGTTTAGGAGAGGGCTCTAAGATGGTAGTAACCGGAGACTTAGCACAAGCAGACAGATTAAACGACAACGGTTTGATCAACTTCTGTAACTTGCTCACAGGAAAAAGAGAATTGCAACATATTGATATTGTTCAATTTGATGCTCGAGACATCGAACGCCATAATGCCGTGAAGGAGGTGCTTGCGGTTTATGGAGACTAATAGGATGTAAAAAAAAGGACTCTTAGGAGTCCTTTTTAATTTGTGTAACTGCTACCTTTGACTGTTCGAGGAAACGTATTCCATCTTCGCTACGATAAGCGTCACGATAAAACACACTCCGAATGCCAGACTGGTATATAAGTTTGGCGCAATCCAAACAAGGAGCGTGAGTAATAAACATATCAGCATCGAGCCCAGATTCATTGCTCTTAGCCAATTTAGCGATTGCATTTGTTTCAGCATGTAAGACCTCCGGTTTAGTTTTTAATCCGTATCTATATTCTTCATCAGCATCTTCATTATACTCGGAGTAGGGATATTGTTCTTCAAATTCTTCAGGACTAATCCATCCTCCAGCCCCATTATCGTACACCCGATCTTCACAATCGTTATCCCAACCTGCCGGCATACCATTGTAGCCAATACTAATGATACGATCGTCCTTAACAATGATAGCGCCAACGTGTAATCTACGTGCATGACTAAGCTCTGCAAATACCTCTGCGGTTTTCATGTAAGCGTATATAAATTTTGGTTTCATTTAATTCTCAATCATTAATTGACCGTATACAAAATTAAAATCGTAATAAAAATTCTGTGCGCCAGTTCGGGGTACTTGAGTTTTCCAGTTTCCCTGGACTAGTACTCCACTCTCGCTGGCAGTATATCCGTCATATTCGACTCCGTTATGCATGATAGAATTGTCAACTGTGATAATCGCCTTGGTAGTAAAGTATGACATGAACCGTAAATTAGCATTGGTCCAGTCGTTAAGTACATCATCCTCTGTTTGATTAAAACCGCGCCACGCATTAGTAGCATGGACTATTAACTGTGCGCCCTGTAATCTTGCTTTATTTGCTAAACAGTCAACGTGATATCCACCACCCCACATGTCATTGCAAATTAAACCAGCAGTTTTTACCAGTGTGGTAGTATGTGGAATGTGTAGTTGTATAAATTGAGGACCATCAGTTGCAGGCACAACTTTTTCATCACCAACTACTGCTGTTTTATTAGCAGTTCCGATTAATGTACCTGCAAGATTAAACGCTCGAATTTGGTTCCTACGCAGACCATCGTCGATATACATGGTGCCAAGAAGTAGTCCAGTTTGCTTTTCACGGCAATAATCGATTAACTCTTGTTCTGCGGCCAACACATCGTCAAAGGTACGACCTCCTCGAGTGTCAAAATCTGGAATATATCCAGTTAATGCACCTTCTGGTGTTAGCAGGTAGTCGACTTTATTTTCTGCGGCCCAATCCAGCGAGGCCTTGATTGATGTTACATTTTTAGCAAGGTCAGTGGTGCAGGGCATCTGCGCACCGCCTATACGTAGCTTTTCTATCATTGAATATGACTCAATCTAATAAGTGTTGCGGCAAGGTTAATCTCTGGATCAATACATAATGAATGATCAGTAGCACCTGCTTTGATAATAAGAATTGCCTTGTCTTGTTTTGCTTCATCACCGAAGATTTCAACATTATCGTAAAGCCAGCGATAAATTTCATCCATTTCTTCTGGACGGGCTTGACTACATACCAGCTTGCGACCCTGACTAATTTTACCTGCTTTAAACAGTTCAACCATTTCTAGTTTGTAATCTGCTTCGCCTGTATCGCCTTTTTCAGGAGTGTGTAACTTGCCATCTACACTATTCATCTGAACAGTATTGATACATTTACGCAAATCCGGGTATGTCGCCTTGACGAAGGTGTCTAAGGTGTCAATGTCAAATTCAATTCCTTCAGAGATGAGTATTTCAGCGATACGGGCAGTAAACTCAGTTTGGTCAACTCGCTCGATGTGGAACCCTTGACATCTGCTGTGAAGTGCAGGAATAATGCGGTTTGGATAATTACAAGTAAGAATAAACCGAGCGGTGGTATGATACGTTTCCATAACTCCGCGAAGGATAGCTTGTGCGTTAGGCGTAAGATAATCTGCTTCATCTAGTAATACTACCTTAAAGTCGCCAAATGGAATCATTTGGACAAAGTTTGTAATTTTATCGCGAATGGTTTCTGCGCTGTTTTCGCGACTTGCGTTTATTTCCATAATGTCTAAATCGTTAATTTCTAACTCATTAAACAATACTTTTGCCAGCGTTGTCTTACCAATGCCAGCATTACCACTAAACAACAAGTGAGGAATAGAACCTTCTTTGATCCAATTCTCTACCTGTTGTCTTTGATGGTTATCTCGAAATACATAACCTTTAATGGTTTTAGGGCGATATTTTTCTACCCACAGTTCTTTCATACTAGTTCCTCGGCAATGCCTAATACTTCAGCTAATACTAACAGAAGTCCAGCGCCTTGTAAATAGGGATTCATTTCTAACCAACCGCCACCAGCAAGTGCTAGTCCAGCGACAATTCTAAATCCGCTTTTGACCATGCTAACGCTTGTATGGGTTAAAAGTTTTTTTGGTGCAGGACCCGCATCTAAAACTTGCTTTGCCTTTTTAATATCGTTTACAGCCTCTTCATGTGTGCTCATAATAGTTCCTTATAGATAATTTAATAACGTGTGGAGGTCCCAACCAAGCAACCCTGTCCAAAACATAGCCCAACCGATTCTATAATCGTCATAGGCTTCCTTGGCAAAGTATGCCGCAACTAGGGTAGCAATTAAAGTTAACATAAACATTTGAGATCTCCTTTAGCTTATTGTAAAGGAGAGAACAGGGCTTGTCAAGAGCCCTGTTGTTCAAAACTTAATCAGGACGGAAATTAAATTCTGGAGGACTTAGATCAACTGAATCTAAGCCAAATGATACTTCGTTTGGTTTTTCGTCTGATACCATTAACATACAATTAGTATCTACTCGAAATATTTTACGTTCAGAGCCGTCGTCTTCGATGTACTTGATAGCCCGAGTCCATCGTCCGTGTTCAATGAGGATCCATTGGCCAACTTCAACATCCTGTTGTTCCGGTCCTACGGCAAACACGCGACCCCATCGAGGTTTAATACCTGCATCTTTACCATCGTCGCTAGGAAGGACAATTCCGCCTTTTGATATTTGTTCTTCAAAGTTCATGTCAGTAACAAATACATTTTTATGTAATGGGATAAGTTTTCCTGTTACTGCGGGTTTAAACCCAGTATGCCCGATACCTTTTAAATCCATAATTACTCGTTTCCTTCCGGATCCATGTTAGACACATCCTTTTTAGACGGCTTAACTGCAACTGTTTCTTGAACAGGTGCTTCTTCTTGTACAGTAATTTGATCAGGTACAGCATTTTGAGCTGCCAAAATTTCTTCACGCTTTTGTATAATTTGTCCGCCTGGGCCTAACTTGTCGCCACGGGCGTTGACTTTTGCGTTGCCTACCGCAGGCACAAGTTCGTTTTGATTGATTAGTTTGTTTAAATCAACCACTTTTCCTTGCATGCTACGATATACCATGCGTTGTTGTTCTTTCATTGCCATTTTAATCTCCTTGGATTATGCATATACTTATCTCAGGAATTCTCGCCAGTCTAAATTATATTTGATGCTGTCTATACTATGAACACCTATTAGGAATAGCACGTAACTGGCTACACTAGATCCCCGACCTAGCCCCCACACAACACCTTCTTTTGAGCAAGTATCTACAAAATATTTCAACCAGCGCAGTAAATCTAGCATGTTTCTTGCTTTGTACGCTTCTAATTCTTCCCTAGTTCTTGTGTAGTTTGGATCCCAAGGCGGACATTGTTCTAATATCCATTCTTCTATATCCATAGTTTTGTATTCGTTGGGAATTTGCCAATTACTTTGATGTGCTTGATCATATCCTTCTAGATCGATATCTAGAGTATCAGGATATGGCATTTGAAAAGTATATTCTAACTGCTGTTCTAATTGTTCCACATCGGGCGTTTTTTCAACAAACAAATCAGAAGACAATGTTTGGCCTTTGTATAAGGCATCAAATAAATCTTGTTCGTTAAAAACTGGGTTTGAATACTTGTCTAGGCGCATAGCCTATAGTTTAATTGACATTTATTAATTTGTCAAGCCCTTTATCGCGATTTGCCATCATTTTTTCCCAGGCTGCGGCTTGTCTTCGTTGTTGCTCTCTTTTATAATCTTCCAATAAGGCAACAATTTGAGCTTTTACGCCCGGGTTATTCACAACAAAATATTTTTTAGTAAGGTCGCCGATCTTTTGATCAAGTTCGGCGTCTTTTAATTGAGAAAAATCGCCAGCTAAAGGATGCATTAGAATCTTCCAATATATCTCATGTATACAGTTGCGCCGTTGTTAACAGACCACGCTTCGATAACATCTTTCTTGGTTCCAGTACCGGATGTTAAATTAGCTATGGCAGTAGCGTTCAATCCACCACCACCGTTGATTGACACAGCCGGAGGAGTTGAAGCGTAACCAAAACCTGATGTTGTAACGGTAACAGCATTAATACCAAAATTAAATGATGCAATAGCTCCTGATCCAGCTCCGGTTATTGCGTGTAGTCTTAGTGATCCAGTGACTGGAGAAGTAAAGACTCCATTTAATGTTACTACTAAACTTCCAATAGGGCCAGTTGAACTAGTATACGTTACGCTTACTGGATTAGCACTGGTAGCAGTTGCATTAGCACTCATGACCACAGTGCCTGTGCTGGTATTAATGCTTAGGATAGTAGTACCGTTAGGTATTCCTGTTCCGCTTACAGTGACACCTGCGGCTAAATTTCTAAAATCAGTAACACCTGTTAGATTTGGAGAACCATTGGCTGTAGTTGCTAAGAATGTTGTATTAATAGAACCAACAGTAAACAATACTGTATTGTTATTGGCCACAGTAAGTTGATCTCCTACAGCATATCCGTTACCACTACTTAATGCGTCCCAGTAAGTGGTTGCAGTTGCAGGATTTTGATTTGAATGAGCCAACTGAGCTACGTAATACACACCGTTTAAAATAGCAATGTCACCAATAGCGTAACTAGTTGAATTGTTCCAAGTTAAGCCACCGGAAACTACTGCTGTGGTAATTTTGTAATTTGCCACGGCTGTTGGAGTTACTGCACCAGTTACGGGATTGCCACCAGTAAATCCTACAGTAGCTGAACTGGTATATCCACTGCCGACTCCGGTTATGCTTACAGAACTCACACCTTCTTGTCCTTGAACAATGCCAGGTAATCCTGTATTGGTAAATCCTGGTGGAACTAATGGAAAACTAGAATCGTATACTAGTGTTCCTGCATTTGCAGTAGAAAATACAGGAGCATAAACTCCTGTTTGATTATTGCCTATGATAACTCTAACAACGCCAACAGTTCCGGAATCTGGCCAATTTGTAAAAGTTAATGTTGCAGATCCTGTTAAGTTAAACGCTTGAACAGGACCATTGTTTAAATCAATATTTGCTGCCGCAGATACTGAGCCACCGTTAAAATAAACTCCGTTAAACTGACTGAATAGTGCGTTACTAATTGTACTACCTAGTAAGTTGTTTACAATAGGAGTACCTGCAGATAAATCTGCAATCAATACGGAATTGGTTTGTAGTCCAGTAATTTCTGTTTTGGCAGTGGCCAAACCTGCTGAAATAGCAGTAAAATTGTCTCTAAAACCCTGGCTGTTATTGTCTTGTCCTGCAACGGGGTAATTTGTTGCTATGGCAGCATAATTTATTTGGCTGGTTGGTCGTGTCATACGGTTATCCTATCGTTTCTAAATACTAGGTATTTATCGCTTTGTTTTACCTGGTCGCTAATTATTACGCTGTCTATAATGTATCGATCTACAGTATAATCTAATAATTTAAAGTCAAAACCACTGTTTTTTATGTTTAAAATAATGTCTGCTGATTTTCCAGGAAGGCAATAACACAGGGGAACAGCGGCCACGTAACCTAGTTGATCTTTTGTTCCGGGTTGAATAGTTCTCATCCAACTTGGCAAATAGTTACGTTCAGTTTCACCAACTTTGTTTAGATTAGCTTGCCAGTTGGTTATACTGTTAGGGAAATAGGTATTAGTTTTATAGTTGCTAGCCTCATAGCCTGTGCTATCAATAGTGATTTGATACTCGGGTCTAGTGCTAGCCGGTGCGTCATTGCTTAGACTGTCTAGAGTATTACTCCAAATATCGTTACTAGCGTCACCGGTGATAGTAGTTGAAGATAAACCATCTACTAGAATTTTTCCAGGTAGATACTTTCCATTAGGTTCTCTCGGATCGATCATTTCCACGTATACTACTTCGTATATTGTATTTCCTGCAGAGTCTAGTGACACTGCTGTTTTTAAAGAACCAAAGTGGAATCGTTTTCTTTTATGATTTAATCCTATGGCAGAAATATAGGCAGCGGCATTCATTGTTTCGATACCAGCGTAGATCAGCATGCTCAAACTAGACTGCAATCCAAACGCTGGATCATTTGGTCGATATATACTGCTGGATGTGAATATATTAGAATTATTAATAAAATTCTTCCAAATCTTGCGCTGGCTTAGATCCATTAATGGTTGCACTTTTATGTTGCTGTAATTTAGGTCATTAGGGGTATTAATTTTTAGGGTAAATGTTTTTTCGCTGGCTATTTGATTAAAGGTGTCAGCGGCCTTGACTGTAAATGTATAGACCTTGTCAAACGTGGTCAAACCTCTATCAAAGCTAATCATCTTACCGTCGAAGGATATTATACCAGGACCAACATCTGCATTATAATATTGATTTGGTTTTCCTATAATTTCGCCGTCTGGGTTTAAGGTCAATCCGTTGGGCAAATTACCGCTTACTAACAGATAAGTTATAACGGATGTTGTTTTTTTAGTAGTTGCAGAAATTTTTAAAGTTGAAAGATAATTTGCGTCAATGCTACCTAAATCTGCAGAAGTGTCCCATGTAATAGAACTGTCAATCTCTCCGATGATTTTAATTGTAAATGTTCTTGAAGCACTTAATGAATCACCGGAATTTCCAAAACGAGTAGCTACTACTGTGAATGTAAATGTTCTAGTGATTGCTGGTTGGTAGGGAATTACTCCGTAAAGTTCGCAGTTGTTTACATTGAAGTTAATACCAGGAGGTAAACTAATAAGCGATCCGATATAAAATTCAGTTTTATCTGGAACAGTGATCAGTAAGTTTGATTGCAGGGTTAGTCGATAAACACCATTGCCTAAATTAGCCACACTGGTAATTAAATATTTGTCTTCCCCAGCAGTGGAGATATAGTTGTCAAAGCTGACATATTGTCCAGTAACTGGAACGCCGATAGTATCGTGGATTGTTAAGTGGTTGCCACCTACTTTGTTGTCAGTGCTTAAAACTTTATAAGCCACAGCAAACACTTCTTGATTAGTTGCATCTAATCTAAAAAGAACTTCGTTTTTATTATATAATGCCAGCGGAACAGTTAGATAGTTGTTTGCTCTATGTGTGCCCAAATCTGGATTGGTTAACCAAGCGGGCCTTCTAATATAGGTAACGTCAGCAGTGAATAAACCGCCCATGAATCCGTCTAATGCTGTAGTGTCAGCTCTAAAGGTATCATCACCTACTACAAAAATTCTAAACAACCGTTGAGCATAGTTGATGCCATCAGTTAAGGTAACTTTAAATTGATAGTTTCTACTAAGCGTTACTGGAGTAGTGTCTGTTAGTGCATGGTCATAAAAATCGTCATCGAACTGCTTTAAATCGTAACCATCAACGGTACTAGAATTTGTATTAGAACCAAAATCATAAGCAATAGCATCGAATATACTTTCGTCATATGTACCAGTACCATCTGCGGGTGTAATTTTAATATTAGGTTCGATGAACCCACTAATCACACCTGCCGAACTAAGAGTCAGTCCTGGAGGCAATTCGCCATCGCCTGACAGAATTGAATAATTTAAATTTAATCCGGCTGCGGTGTTTAGATCAAATGCTTCGATCTGATAATTGATCACAGTTTGATCTAGTGCGTATAACTGTTGATGTACTCCTACAGCAAGAGCCCCACTGGGCGTTATAAAGGTTGGTACATTGTTTCCATCTATTGTCATGGAAAATGTTCTATCTGCAATATCAATACCGTTACTGGCACGTATGCAAAAACTATAAGTTGTTACATTATTGGTTATGAACGGATTACCCTGTATTCTTGTCCCCTCTAAAAACAATCCAGAAGGTAGCGATCCACTAATAACTTTGTAAGTAAATGCCGCTGGATCCGTAGCGGGATAATTAACGCCTCCGGCAGTATCAGTTGTAATGTAATCAACACCATTTATAGCAGTAGGCAAATATAAATCAGAACGTTCAACAGCTACAAACGCATCGAGTTGCATGCGAACAGTATCAGTGTTTCTAAGTATAATTTTCGATAATGTTTGAGATTGCAACCAGTCAAAGTCTCCAAGTGCCCATGGCTGGTTTTCCCAGTATAGCGCATCACCATCGCGTAGTCTTATCATCTGGCTTGATATGATATTTTGAAAAGTTTGTCCTACCATAGCACCGGGAACTGGAGTTTCGGCTAACCCTCCGACCCACAAATCGATATTATTAATATTAGTATATGCAGTTTGTAAAGCGGAAGCTACTACGCTGTCTGTAGTTATTTGACTAAATGAAGTGTACGCCGATAATCCTAATGCTGTACGCATTTGATTTAAACTTGGTAATCCAGCATCACGTCCACGTTGTATATTAGTTGCGGCAAGATCCATTGCGGCAGGCGGATCATTTAATAAATTACGCAAGTCTTCAATGATATGTACATCTAATTTATTACTGATGTCGCTGGCTAATTTACGAATAAATCCGTTCGCACCACCGTTACGTTCGTATAGATCCGGAGTTAAAAAGAACGCCTGAGATAATGTTAGTGATTCGGTAATGTTACCCTGTTCGTCTACTCGATCCTGTGCACCTGATACAATACTATGACCAAATCTCATTGCTGCCACAGCAAACTCTACAGTTACGCTGGCATCGATATTTGTTTTAAAACCTGTATATGCCGGAATAGTTGAAGCACCGACAATCTTCGGCAACCATTCTTTATATGTTATATTTTGAAATTCGGCAATAACTATGTTGCGAGCACGTTGATATAGTTGCTCGCCACTCCAGTCAGGATGTAGTACTTTTAATCTGTCTACATGCCAGTTATGTTCTCTGATGAATAGTGTTTGTATAGACGTTAAATCTGGATTTTCTGTGCCTCGAGGATCTCCAAATACAAAACTATTATTAACAACAGGTGCATATTGTCCATTAGAGCTGGTAGACAATTTGCCAGTAGTTGCAGTTTGACCGCCTTCTCTTAAATTAATAGGATTTTGAAATGGTGTAGGGCCTTGCGGTACACCTGGAGGATAGGCAAGTCCATAAACAACACTACAATCTATCCAGCCAGTGACATCATTTATTGGCAGTGCTGTATGACCAGCTATACCTGTTCCTGGGGCAATAGCACTACGATTAACTGGAATATGACTTCCGGGAGTTAAATTAGTGTCACCTGCCGGCACAACAACATCTATGTTAGTACTACCAGGTCGAGCAAATTCTAAATCGTGTGTCAAAAATTGTCCAAATGCATACATGAAACCACTATAGCCGTTTGGATCTGCTTGGTTACCTTGATTAACTTGATCCCACACTACTAAATTACTAACAGTGCGAGCATTAGGCAAATCATTACGCATTTGATAAATGCCGTCTACATAACTGTTTACAGCATTACGAATAAAAGGGGCACCGGCACTATTTCGTAAAGGAGCAACCGGATGATGTCCTTGCCCGGTATAACTGGGATTAGTTAATACCCCGCTAATAGGTAAGGCAATATTTACTGATGTTTGTTCAGTAAAAGTGCCGAGACTTGCTCCCGACGGTTTTGTCCATACATCTAAAGCCATTAGACAATTGTTCCAAAGTCAATTTGATTTGACAATGGGTTATCGGTGAATAATCCCATGTCTAGTGGATAGCCGTGAAAATTAGTAGCTTCTCCAACCGCAGACATGTCTGCCGCTGGGCATAAATCGATAACAAGCGTATTTGATTGCATGGCTATTTGTAATAAAGAACTGATAATAGAAATATCATAACCATAAACAGTTGATTGTACGTCTCCTGGCCCGTGGATAACGTTACCGTTTAATCCCAAGGCGGCACCTAGAGACGGATTTGGATCATTGAATAGAGTAGTGATTGTTTTTAAATCAACAACGTTTGAAGTACTAGTAATGTCAACGCTGTTGTCACTACTGATCAACGTACGAAATTCTAAGTTAGAACCGTTAACGTCTGCAAATACAGAAGTACCAGCACCTAAGTTTGTTCCACCTGTAACACCTAACGCTAGTTTGAGGGTGTTAAAGTTGGCATTGACTTTGGTAAATGCTGTGCGTAAATCGTCACCTGTACCGTCATTTGGGTACTGTCCTAAATTGATTGTCTGTAGTATAGTGGTCATTTTGCGCTCTCTTTAGTATATTTACCTTATGGATTTGTTACGCTAGTAATGATCCAAAAGTCATCACTCATATTAGCGTTGGCTATTACTTGATATGGCATATAAAAATAACCACGATCGCCCCAGCCTGTTCCCCACGAATTACGGCAAATAAAACGTCCACCGTTTAGGTTATCATTGTAGCCTACGATAGCCACAGCGTGTCCACCTAATAGCTGTTCGCCAGCCGCAGGGTAGGGCATCATGCCTGTTGTGTTGTTTACTGTTCTTTCAAAACTTTCGTAAACATCAAATCCCACTACTACAGGATAGCCTTGACTCAGTGCTGTTTTAACACCAGGTACACGAGTGGTGATTTTTTGATAAGCGCCTGCTTTGCGTTTGGCAGCATCTGTATAAGCCGCTGTGGTAGGACGGTTGGCAAATCTACTGACAATGTAAGGCCATAGACTTTCTAATGGTGCGCCATACTTGTTGACAGCTTTGATACCATCACGTAAGTAAGCACCTGCATCATAGTTTACTGTACCTTCTAATAGCCTTTCTTGATAGTAGATAAACAAGCGACTGACATCTAAGTTCTTATTTGCCTTGCGATCCAAGTATTCAATTATGCCGGCGATAGCATTTCCTGTGCATGAGCCCAGTTGTCCTTGGTCTTCGATAGGACTGCAAAAATTACGTAGGTCTACACTAACTGGCAATGTAGGTGCAACTGTGCCTAACTTGACAGGGTCATATGTGTGATCTCTAGTGTCAGCAGGCTCACGCTTCCAATGATATTTAGGTATTGAAGGTATTTTTAATCCTGGCATTATGTCAATCCG